AGTTAGAGATCACAGAAGACGCCGATTTTTATGTTACAGTTGACGGAGAAACCCGCAAGGTAAATTAGTGAGACAACCACACAATCTCTACGTCGAAGACAACTTTCTGTCTCCAGACGAATGCATAGAACTGATTGCATTATACAATGAAAACATTTTGAATACGACGAAGAGAGATAACTTCACTTACTTCGATGTGGGTGAAGATATGCCGATTGAACATGATCTGGTTCAGGATGTGTGGATTCGACAGAACGTTTTAGCAAAGAAACTTGCGAATGCGAGAACGCACTGGGCGCAGATCTACGAATGGAAACGAGGACAACGAATGGGGTTGCATAATGATGTTGCGAGCAAACACACTATGTACACCTCAGTTCTCTATTTGAATGATGACTTTGAAGGTGGCGAGACACAGCTCGAAGATGGTACTACTATCGTCCCCAAACAAGGTCGAATATTTTTCTACGATGGGATCAGTTACTTCCATCGTGTAAAAAAGTTAGAAAGCGGTACACGCTACACAATTGCATCATGGTATAAAAGGATATAGAATGTCACAACTTGAAATGTTTGATACACCCCTCACTGTCGACACCATCGACTTAGAACCCTTAGACCCTACTGTGGTTAATCTTCAAACAAGTTTTGGAGAAGACTTTGTGATCAATATTAAACCACCGGTAGATTACAAGTTCCGTGAGAACGAACTGATAAATGAGTTTCGCGACTACATTGATAACACATACACCGGTCACTACGGACACGGTGGTTTCCAGTCGTCGGAAGTAATCATCGATCGTGGTCACGGTCTAGGTTTCTTTCTAGGTAACGTTGATAAATACAACGCCCGTTACGGCAAAAAGGGTTCGCCCTCAGAACACCGCAAGGATCTCATGAAGATTATTCACTATGGATTCCTTGCACTCTATGAACATGATAGGATTCATAATGAAAGACAAACCGGCTCTGAAGGAAGCAATATTTGATACGGCGCTTGCCACACCTATCAATCTTTTGTTAAACTTTATATTTCTCACACCGATGTTGATGTGGGAGTGGTCTGCTGGACAGATCTCAATTTCAATGACTGCGATCTTTTTTGTGGTTGCAGTGATCCGTAAATACTACGTAAGACAATGGTTCAAAGGAAGAAGGATATGAGAAAGAATCTACTCAAAGCAATGTGTTCCGGTTATCAAGGAGACATTGATCGCGCACAGGCAAACATCGAAGTTTACCTGACCAACCCTGCCGGTATCGGTGAACACCCCGACATCATCGAGGCGATTGATTCTGAACTGGCGAAACTCGCAGAGGCACACGAGAAACTCGAAACCCTCAACCATTATTTCCCTGAGTGATATTGACTATTCACAAATAAAATGGCAAAACACTTGACGGCTCCTATCGATCTTGATATAATTACTACGTAATTTGATGATTGATAGGAGTTTTTTGTTATGGCATATGTTTCTCAGGAAATGAAGAAAGAATTGGCACCGCAGATCAAGGCGGTTCTCAAGAAGTATGGAATGAAGGGTTCTATTGCGGTTCGACACCACATGAGTCTTGTTGTTAACATCAAGAGTGGTAAGTTGGACATCCTTGGTGCCTTGGGTGCGAGTGAGTACGAACGTGACTATGTTCAGGTCAACCCTTACTGGATTGAAGAGAACTATGACAACCCCGAAGTTGTTGCGTTTTTGAGTGAACTGAAAGAGGCGATGGAAGGCCCCAACTTCTTCTGTCACGATGACAGCATGACTGACTACTTCCACCGAAGTCACTACATTGACATCAACGTTGGTCAGTTCAACAAGCCCTACATTCTGGAGGCATAATGTACTTATTCATGAATGATCTTTCTCCGAAACTGCAAGAGTTCGCTCTTGCAGTCTTTGAGGTTCTTGATTTTGATCCTGAGTTTGATATTGACATCGTCTACGAAGACGTAGACGGAGTTTGGGGTTACTGTTCCGGTGATCATGACGGGTGTCTGATCGAACTCAACCCAAACCTTACCGAACGTGAGACTGCGATTGCCATCGCGCACGAGTTAGTCCATGCACGCCAACTGGCGAACGGGCTTGACTTTTGCGAAGAGGAAGCGTATAATTTAGAGAGTGTTTTGACTGAGAGGTGTTACCATTGAAACTGATTACTTTGTCCGCTGGTTATGATGATTTCTCTGTTATCGAAGAGGAAGGGTTTCCACCCGAAGAAATGGAGTGGCAAATCATTAGACTCGCCGAGGAAAGATTCCCCGGCTATCAACAATGCTTTGGTTTTGACAGTGTGGGTCTCCCGACTGTCGATCTGATCAAGGCTGGTCGTATTGAACACCGTATGCATTTTCAGTCTGAATATGAATAACATGGGAAGTCTCGATGACATTTTAACTCGATACCAAACGTCATTTTCACAAAAAATACATGCAGAAGAAAACGAAGATTATGACGTGTTGATGGATGTCTTTGGAATCACTCCGGAATTGAAACGAGAGAACAAACAATATTGGGGTCGAGAACTAGGTAAATGTTGGGAGTCGTTAGTCATTGAGTCGTGCAAAGGGTTAGATACTTTTCAGTCAGCTTTGAAAAATGGAGTCGATGAACCATGCGATCTTAGAGTGGGTAAGTATGCAATCGATACCAAATATCGAATAGGTTCTGGAGATTCCGGAACTTTAAAAAAGTTTCGTCAATATGGATCAATGTTGCAGGATGAGGGTTACATTCCAGTGTTTTTGTTTCTGAGGGAAGATAATCTTAAAACTGCTGTGTCAACTTGTAAAAAGGCAGGTTGGGAAATTTACATTGGTCAAGAGTCTTTTGACTTCATAAAAGAAATTTCCGGATTCGATCTACAAGACTATTTGATCAGAAAAGTAAAAATGTTTAAGGTGAAATCATGAATGGATTTAGAAAGATGCAGGAACGCCTGCGTGAAGAAGGTTGGTACGTTGGTTGGAACGAACCATGTTGTCAATCGTGTGCATGGTCTTGTTTGCCCGATTACCTTGGTGCTGTCTACAATGATGATGGTTACCTAGTTCATCCAGAAACAAAAGAGGAACTAGACTACACCACTCGTGATAAGGTCTACCGTGAGGTTGATCTGTCCAAAGTTCTGTTCAACCACTCACAAGACTGTGAATACTACATCGAAGGTGAAGAGTGTCCGGATTGTCATGGCGAAGGTTACGATGAAGAAGATGAAGAGTGTATGACGTGTTTTGGTAAAGGCGAGATCGAAGAGGGTTTTGATCCGTCTGAGTACGACACATCGGTTGATGGTTTCATCTGCAATTCACCAGAACAACAAACAGATTCTTACTTCTGTTTTGACGGGAGTAAAGAGGGAGTCGAAAACTTCAAGTCCATCATTCCGATTATTGAAGAGTGTGGCGTAAGTATAGATAGTTTCGATGAGAGCGGGAAGACCCGCATATCACTGTCATGGGACTAAAGAGAGTAGTCGACCAATATTGGGTCGAAGTGTTTGCTCTGGGGGTAGTCTTTAGTTTACTAACCTTTATTGCCGGAGTTATGTTATGAAAAAGAAAAGAGATTACGACTTACAGGTCGTAGAAAAATTACGGGGTAGTCGTCACTACACCAATCAATTCGCACGAGACCAAGCGCACAATCTACGCGCTATGTTTCGTGATTACCTTTACATCAATACCTTTGGAGCTTACAATGGTCAACAAGCAGTCCAACACGTCAAGGCGGGACTCAAGGCAATCTACTGTTCAGGATGGCAGGTCGCCGCGGCGGCAAACTCAACCCAAGAAGTATATCCCGACCAGTCACTTTATGCTGTCAATAGCGTTCCTGACGTTGTGCGTTCTATCAACAATGCATTTAAACGTCAAGACCAAATCTCCTATTTGGAAACCGGCCGTGGGTTTAGGTACGCTCCCATCATCGCTGACGCAGAAGCAGGATTCGGGGGAGTCTTAAATGCATACGAACTCGCAAGAAACCTTATCGACGCAGGCGCTGCCGCAGTCCACTTTGAAGACCAACTCGCAAGTGAAAAGAAGTGTGGTCACTTGGGAGGAAAGGTTCTTATACCTGTATCTGCTGCTATCCGTAATCTTAACGCTGCTCGGCTCGCTAGTGACGTTGCTGGTACTGATACCGTGGTCATTGCTCGAACTGACGCAGAGAGTGCTAAGTTACTTTCATCTGATGTAAGTGACATCGACAAACCCTTCATCAAACGAGCTGCACAAGGTTCTGCGGGTTCGATCAAGTGTCGAACTGCCGAAGGATTCTATATGCTCAAGGAAGGTATGGGTCTCGAATACGGTTGTGTTCGGGGACAGGCATACGCAGAGTATGCAGACCTAGTCTGGTGTGAGACATCCAAACCATGTCTGAAAGAAGCGAAAAGATTCGCAGACGCGGTGAAAGGTGCAGTACCGGACGCAATGTTGGCGTATAACTGTTCGCCATCATTCAACTGGAAAAAAGCAATTCCAAACGACGACGAACTCAAAGTATTCCAAATCGAACTTGCGAAGATGGGTTACGTGTTCCAGTTCATTACACTTGGGGGATTCCACGCCACAAACTACGCCGTGTTCCAGTTCGCGCAGGAATACAAGGCAGACGGTATGTTGGCATATTCAAGACTACAGCAAAGAGAAATCGGAGCAAGATATGAAGGATATACCTCAGCAAAACACCAACAGGAAGTCGGAGTGTCCTATTTCGACGCGATTACGACAGCGCTCGGAAGCGGCTCGACTGCGGCGGGTGCGGGGTCAACGGAAGAAGAACAATTCTAACGTTTGTATCTGGGACTTGGAGAGTGAAGGATGAGAAAAATTACCATTGCTTTACTCTCCGGTCTGTTGTATACTGGTTGTTCGACGGTTGAAGATGACCGTATCTGTATGGACTATGGATCATTCACTTGGGTGAAAGAAAAATGTACACCGATGTATGGTACACTCATTTGTATGGATCAAGAAGTCACAGAAACGTATTGTAAACTTTACGCGGAGAATGAAAATGAACAGGTTGCTTCTGTTACTACCACTTCTAGGTCTATCGAGTAACGCGAGTGCTGATTGGTTAGAAGATCTTGGTAAACTGTACTTGGCAAAAGAGATTGTTGAACAGGTAGAGTCCAGAGAGATTGTTGATCTGGGCCTACCTAACACGTTTGTCGAGGATGAGATCGATCGCACGTTACGTGCACAGAGAATCAAGGCGGAGACGATCATTGCAATTGAGAAGAGTCAGATCCGTCGCAAGATCAAAGATTGTATCAACCATCAAGTGAGAGATTGTCGATGAGATTCTATTCAACATCACACGACTATTCAGGTCGTAAACGTAAACCCAACAAAGTCAAAGGAGAAGTCTATGGGAAATTCAAGGCACCGGCATTCCGTCCGCTTGAGACAAGAAAGCAGCCGTCGTATGCAGATGTTAGATGCGCGGAGGGACAGCAGTACCCCAGTCGGTCAGACTTCGCAACACCAGAGTCGTGTTCGAGACCTGAACGAAAAGAGTACACCGGAACGCTAGTGAAGGGAATTTCCACATTACACAAATCAAACGCAGTGCCGATTCTATCTCAGGATGAGGCCAAAGAACACGCGAGGATGCGAAGATGAGAAACTTAATCGCAACGACAGTTGCATTTTTATCAATGTCAGTGAGTGCACAGTCTCACATGTTAGATGGCCCTATTCACCTACAGGAGTGGTCAGTTTTTAATGAGAGTTTTCGAGTCGCTTCCCTTGATGATCGGTTCGCCGATATTCGAGGAAAGTGGGTACAGTGTGCCGCATGTCATGGGCCTCAGGGTCAAGGTGGCATTGGGCCAATGTTGGCAGGACGATCTGCGGACGACATTATCAATAAGTTGATGGCATACAAACGAGGCGAGACACTCGGCGCGCAGTCGTTGATGATGTGGCCTCAAGCAAAGGGACTGACCGATGGTCAGATTGGAATGATTGGAGTGTTTGTACAGGAGGGCTTTCCGGAGTCATGAGAGGACAGAACGTGTTGAAGTCGCGCCGTGAGGGTGCGTTGGAGCGTCTCAGAGAATCTAAATTCTTTGAGAAGGGTAACCGGACTGAAGAGTCTTGGTTGAAGAGAAAGGAAAAAGAGATCGCGAATCTCGAAGCGAAGTTGGGGGTGCGTCGTGGATAGGATAACAACCGCTACGGTCGCACTGACCTACGAACAACGCGAGCAGGTGGCGCGTGATTTTTTGATTGATCTACTAGAAGACATCGAAGATGTTCCCTTTGGTGATCGAAACATGGTAGACGCACTGAATCATATCATTGCATTCTGTAGTGCGCCAGGATCTTGGGAAAATGGCAAATATGATGACTGATCCGTATAAATACTTATGGCGTGAAGAGATCAATGCTGACTATCCTTGTCACATCTACATTACGCGGGGTACAACTCTCTATGGGTTTATCCAGCGTAACACGACAGAGATAGTTTGGTTCAAGACACCTAAACAGTCTTGGTCTCCCACCCGTCGAAAGTTTAGAAAGTTTAATAAGAAAGACATAGACTTCTACATCGAACAAAATGAGTTGACTATGGCTGCATAATTACAAAATTACAAGGAGATAACATCGATGTACGAGTATAGAGTCAATATAATAAAAATAATAGACGGAGATACAGTCGATGTCGATATTGATCTTGGATTTGGTGTGTGGTTACGAAAAGAACGGGTACGTCTCTATGGAATCGATACCCCAGAGAGTCGGACACGTGATAAGGTTGAGAAGGTCTTTGGTTACTACGCTAAGAACTACCTCGCAGCACACCTTGGGGAAACCTCTACTTTACGAACTCGCAAAGACGGAAAGGGCAAATTCGGACGCATACTCGGTGAATTTATTGTTTACGATCCCACCACGGATGCACATAGAAGTGTAAACGAAATGATGGTTGAGAAAAATATCGCGGTTGCCTACCACGGGCAATCCAAAGACGATATTGAGGGAGAACACCTCAAGAATCGTGAAATTTTGTGGGAACAAGGAGTTGTTCCTCGCTGACCATTATTCACGGCATGAATGTTGAAAATTCATAATTAAAATGATAAAGGGGCTTTACAAGTCCCTTTTTTTATGAGATAATTACTACGTAATTTGAGATGGAGATTTGTTATGGAATGTTTGAAAGGTCGTGTAGTTCAGATCAACTCTGGTGCGATGTACCCAGAGCGTCTCGGCGAGGTCGTCGAAGATCGTGGTGAACAGGTTGTGGTTTACTTCCCACCTATCAGTAGTGCGGAGGAATCGGAACTTCGATACATTGCTAAGTTCCGACTGTTGGTGAGTGAGTACGCCTTCTGTGATGTTCCTAGTGCGGTCGGTGTCTACTTGATCGCGAAACCAATTGTGGAGGCTGCGTAATGGAACCGATTCGAGATTTTTCTAAGAAAGAATATCTGCGTCCCCAGAAACAACTAAGTTCGTCTGAGTTTGTCGCGTGGGGTGTTCTGGTCTGCATGGGCATGGCCTTGGGATTCATGATGGGTTACGGACTACTATACACTTGATGAATGATGAGTATTCACCAAATAAATGAGCCAGGGGCTTTACAAATTCCCAAATGTATGAGACAATTACCCTGTAATTTGATGATAAGGAATTTAGTTATGAATGACATTTTAGAAATCCACGCTGTTACTGAGTATTACCGTTGTGCGTTCCGCCCCAACGATCCGGAGTTGACCGTTGCTGAAGTTCTTGACTTCATCGAGTATATGCAGATGTTCTACTGCGGTGAAGAAGCGATCTACCGATACGACTTCACTATCGCTGAGATCTGCCAAGGTATGATCGACCGATTTAATTATCGCCCAAGTGTGGACTTTGACGGTGATACTGTTGACCGCGAATATGTTCGTGACATGATTTTAGATGCGCGAGAGCGCCAGGAGGCTGCGTAATGGATTCAGTAATTGGTAACCTTTATAACGATTTGATGTGTCTCTGTGAGATACGTGGGGAGTTGTCTCCCGAAGACAACGCACGTGTTGAGGCGCGTATTGCCGCGCTCCAACTCCAAATTGAGAAACTTGAAAAGGCAGGTAATTAATGTATAAAGAGTTGATGTTCGATCGTCCGTACTACGGTACCCCTGAACACTACTACAACGAGTACCTTCGTAACCATGCGAAGAAGCAGAACAAGGGTGCTCGTGGTAAAGACTCCGAACGCCAGAAGACCTACGAGGCTGAGTGGCGTTACCAAGCGAACCACGGTTCAGGTCGTGAGTTCACCGATATCAACGAAGTCCAGAAGTATGTGGACAAGATCACCAAGTCGAAGACCTACTCGAAGTTGGTTGCAGAGGGTTCAAGCATTGAACGTCTCTTCACCAATAACCGTGTTAAGGTTGCGACTAAGTATCGTAACACTGGTCGTGGTACTGCGGGTCAAGCGACTCAAGGTCACATCACCCTTGACACCAAGGTCGGTATGAATGAGTACACCGTACTCCACGAACTGGCTCACTGCGTTGGTCACTGGCATCACGGTCGATCATTCCGTAAGTGTTTGTTGAAGTTGGTCTCGCGATTCATGAGTGCCGCTGATGCACAGTTTTTGAAAGAAGAATTTAAGGCGGGTAAGTTGTCGGTTGGCAATGCTCGTAAACCAATGTCGTTTGACCAGTGGGTCGCGGCGAAATCCCGAATGGAGAAAATGAGAAATGAGTAATTATGGAACTGTAGTTACACTGGTCGCAGTGACCGGTGCAGAGTATGTTGGAAAGTTGATGATGGAGACCGATGAGACAATCATCCTTGAAAATCCACACATCGTGACACCGGATGGAAATAATCTTGGGTTCATGCCTACGGTTGCGATGACCGGTGAACCGCACGTCAAAGAGGGTCACTTCAACAAGTCTGGTGTGATTCTGGTAACCAAAACTGCGGAAGCGGTCGAGAAAGAATATCTCAAGGCGAAGAGCGGGATTGAATTGTTATGATGAGTTGGGATACGTTTGTTTTGACACTCGCTGCTTGTACTCTGTTAACAATCTGGTGGGTTATCGAGGGAAATGACGATGACACCTAAAAGTAAAGGTGATCCAATGGTACGTGCACAAGGCCGTACCAAACCCGATCGTAACTGGTACCCCGAAAACTTCGACTGGTATGTCAAGTGGGTCGCGTCAATTCTGATTCTGATCTCTCTTGCAATGCGGTCTGCGGGTATCGACTATCGGATGTATGACCTTGGGTTTGGTCTCTGTGGGATCATTCTCTGGACATGGGTGTCGATCATCTGGCGTGACCGTGCATTGATCATGTTGAATGCGATCTCTGGTTTTATGTTAGCAGTAACTATTTTGCGTGAATGGTAATATTTACGCTTGACTTTATTATGAAAATGAACTATAATGTTCTTGTAACGTTAATCAATTGAAGGAAATATATTATGTCACATATGGTTGAAACAATGGCTTACGCGGGTGAGGTTCCATGGCACGGTCTTGGAACTAAGGTCTCTGCGGATCTTACACCCCGTCAGATGATGGAGAAGGCTGGTTGCGATTGGGAAGTTCGAAAGGTTCCTACCTACGCCGCGATGGAAGATGTGGATCTGATTCCTACCGGTGCGTCTGCGTTGATTCGTTCTTCCGACAACAAAGTTCTCGCACCGATGGTTGGTGACAACTGGGAACCTGTTCAGAACGTCGAAGCGTTTGACTTCTTCACTGAGTATTGTCTTGCTGGTGATATGGAAATGCACACTGCGGGTTCTCTCGCAGATGGTAAGAACGTCTGGGCACTTGCGAAAGTGAACGAGTCGTTCGATGTTCTTGGTGATGACCAAGTCGATTCTTACCTGTTGTTCTCTAACCCACACCAGTACGGTAAGTCACTCAACGTGCGCTTCACTCCGATTCGTGTGGTCTGCAACAACACTCTGACAATGTCTCTCTCAACGAAGGCAAAAAACGAGGTTGCACTCAATCACCGTCGTAAGTTTGATCCACAGATGGTCAAGGATCAGTTGGGTATTGCACACGAGAAGTTCGCGCAGTACAAAGAGGCTGCACGGTTCCTCGCGAAGAAGCGAGTCACTGAAGAGAACTTGGTTCAGTTCTTCAACAACGTG